GGGCGGCGGTTGGCTTGAAATTGATGTGGGCATATTTCGCGGGGATAGCAAAAGATGTGCGCGACATTTCCAGCGCCGGGGGCGGGGTGGGCGTGGGTTCGGGCGCGGGCGCGGTGACGTTGGCGTTGTTCGGGTCGGTTGCCACCGACTCCTTGCCGCCACTGATAGCTTGCGGGTCGAGGTTCATTTCGGCGGCGAGTTCCTTGATGTAAGCCGCTTCCTTGGCGCGTTGGCGAATCGACGCTTGCCAATCATGGCCCGCCTCACCGTAGAGTTCCGCAGCCGTAGCCAAACCCATTCGCCAGAGTTCAATGTCGGCGCGGGCATCGCGGCCAGCGTCAATGCTGACCGACCCCGGCCATTGCCATTGACCGCGAGTGACTTCTGGGCGGTTCGGCAAGATGCGCTTGGCGGCAGCGTCGAGCAGGGCAAGGCGCACAACCTTGTTGAGGAATTGCGCCTCCAACTGGTAACGCCAGAAATCAAAAGTGCGTTCGGCTTGGCGAAGGTCTTTGCGGGCCTCCGGGCCTGCGCTGGAGCGGTCAAGAATGACGCGAGCCGAAGTGCCAAGGGCGCGGCACATACGGTCTTCCAAGTATTGCACAAAATTGGCGAAGGCTTGTGCGGGACGGTTGGAGTTTTGGAAAACCTCCATCGACTCGCCTGTGTTCAGATAATTAACCCGTCCCGGCTCAAGCGCGGTGAGTTTGATGTCGTTCCCGAATTGGTCTTTATCGCCGCGCAGCACCGAGGCGAGTTCTTCGTCCGCGCCGTATTCCGTCTTGACCACGCCCGCCTGCGAGGAGGCCCAGCGAGCGGCGAGCTTTTCGTATTCGATAAGGTCGGCTACGTCCTGCGCGTCATCCAGAATCGGGGCCATGACCGAGCGGCCACGGTATTCGTCGATGCGGGTCGGCACGAAGATGTGGCAAAAGTTCTCGGCGGCGACTTCGCTGAAGTCCAGATAGCGGCCAGACTTGTCGCGGTCATAAATGCGATAGCTGACCGGGCGACCCAGCCCGTCGAGCGTGATGCCGCCGACATATTCGGGCGCGTTGGTGTCGAGGTCTATGTCTCGTCCGATTCGGTCTGCCGTAACGGGTTGCAGTTTGAGGTTTTCTCCCTCTCGCGCAATAACCACGCCGCAATCCCCATCGACCAAAGCAGCGCGCAAAACCAGTTGAGTGAGGCATAAGAGGCTATGCCGTCCAGTGATGTCGCAGTCATTGAACCAGTTGTTCAGATACGCCTCAACATCTTGGTCGAGGGCGGTGTCGCCCGTGCGGGCTTGGTAGGCCAAGCTGCCCGACACATGAACGACGAAATGGGTCAGGATAGCGCGGACGGTGGAAAAGTTATCGTCCAAGTCGCGGGCGCGATTCATCAAGCGGATGCGCTCGGTGGTGCCTCCGATTTGCTCGGCGGGCATATTCATCCGCGCCTGCGGGCGGTTGCGGGTAATCTTGGCCGCATCGAAGCGGCTGAAGGCGGTTAGCTTTTGGCGGGCGACTTCCCGGCGCAGGGCGGCGCGGGGGCTGAACAGGGCGATGGTCTGGTCAATGAGGTTCATTTAATTGCGGACGCCGCTGAAGTCAGCGTGAAGGACTCGGCGGCGGCGGCTACTGGCGCGGTCAAGGGCGGCGAGGATGTCGCCCAAGGTAGTCCGCATCTCGGTCAGATTGGCGCGGGAAAGCGAGCGACCACCGATGGAATAACTGACGCCGTTGGTCGCCACGGCTTTGATCGCGGCAACGTATTCGTCGCGCAACTCCTCAAGAGTTGCTACGGGAAGACCGAAAAAGTCGGAACGCGCCATGCAGTTGCTAACCTGTCAAAGAGACTTTTATTCGCGCTTATAGTCCCAGACGATGCTTTCGGTAAGATTTAGCGTGCCGCTGCTGCCGTTGGTTCCGTCATTGTTGGGGTTAAGCCATGTGAATGTCGGAGCGCCAGCAATGGTTACATCTATCTGGTCAAGCGAAGACTCGATAGAAATGCGCGGCCAGAGCAAGTCGTTGTAGAGGTAGAGTAGCCTTGTGTCTTCGGCCAGCAACTCTCCCACCTCTCCCTCGGTTATCGGGAACATCTTAAAGAGGAACCATGCGCGATAGCCCCAATTTGCATATCCGTCAGGAGCAAAATAATTCGGGTCGCCAGGATCGGGCTTCGGGTCTTGGGTCGCGGTTAGATAATAGTCGCCCCATGCGTATTGGAAAAAATCGGCACGAAGCACCGACCCAAAGCAAACGTCTCCGATGCAGCGATGACGCAAATGCTCTGGCAAATCTTGCGGGTTGTTGCCGTAGGAAAGCCATTTGTCTCGCGTCCATGTGCCGAGATAGTTTGTTTCCTTGAAATTGCCGCCGCTTAGTGGCCCGATTGGGACTGCCGTCCAAGCGTCCAGCGACGATTCTTTTTTGTCGTTGCTGCCCGCATTGGTTACCCAAATGTTTCCCTGCGCGGTGTCGGGATCGTCTAGCGGTTCGCCCCTTGGCTCCCATGTGCCAGACCTAACCATGGGAACGGTTTGCTCCCCGCCCAAGCCGTTATCAAACTTATTTAACGCCGGGTCATCCCACGTTCCGCTTGCCTGCCATTTACGGACTTTCCAATACCAACGGACGGCGGTTTCAATGGAAACGCCGACAGGGTGAGTCGCCTCGGGGCGATATTGGTAATACTCTGGCGTCTTGTTCGGGGAAGTGCCGAGAATTGCATCCGCTTCTGCGTCTGTCAGTTTTTTGACGCAAAACGGAAACGCTCCCAAATATGTCAGTTCGGCCATTACCTACAAGCCAAGCAAACGCATGAGAACGCGAGCCGTGGCCTCGACCGACCAGACAAAGCCAAGAGCGGCGAAGCAAAAGAGCAAGATCGGAATAAAGCTAGAGTTGCGCTGATCGTTCATAGTCCAAACTCCGTCTTGAGTTGCACGGCGAGTTTCGCAAGGCGCTCAAACTCGTAAATGAAGTCGCGGGCGGCATCGCGTTGCCACTCGCTCGGCAAGCGGTATTGCGTCTTGAAGGACAGGACGAAGGGCGGCTTCTCGCGCTCGCCTTCCCCGGTTTCCTTCGGCGCGGGTTCGGGCAAGATGCCCGTAGCAACATAGGCATCGGTCAGGCACTTGATGTTCGGGTTGGCGAGCAAATCCGTCACCAGTGACGTTTTTGCCAGCTTCATCCACCGCTGCACGGTGCGAATGCCGCGCTCGCCAGCATTGGCCTCAAGCCATGCCTCAAACTCGCCGTGCGGGACAAGTTCCTTGGCGCGGTTGGCCGCGAGGCCCGCATTGATGGCGTGGCGGATGGCAAGCTCGGCGCAGCCTTGGGCGGTTGCAGCGGCTTGGTCGGCGGCGTCAGCGCAGCGTTTTAGCTCGCTGGCACAAGTTTCGGCATCAGTGAGTCCCTCAAGATTGAGAGACGGTTGAACGAGTTGGAGTTCGGTTGTTTGCATATTTTGGATTTTTTCTCTTTATGCACCCGCAGGGCGCGGGCGCGATATGATTCACGGGCGGTGTCAGACTTCATGTGCCGAGCCGTGGGCAGGTTCAAATCGTCCTTGATGCCGACCACAATTTTACTCACGGCTGCTCGCGTCACATCGTATTTGCGGGCAATCTCGGTCTGGCTTTCGGGCTTGCGATTTATGACGGCAAGGTAGCACTCGGCCTTCATCGCCGTGCGGCGGTCATGCGAATTGCTCAACGCTTGCAGGAGGCGAATCGCCGCCTCGTCGCCAAAGGTGCGGCTGGCCCCGTGGCCGTGTTCCTGCGCCTCCCATTCCTTCCAGAAGGCCCGGAACACTTCCAGCGACCACCAGTTCAACAGGGCGGCATGGGCGGCAAGGGCGGGCGGATGCGGGACGCGCAAGCGGGCGTCGAGGTAAACGTCTTCGGCAGTGTCGTGTGGCAACTCTGGCCCGCAACTCGCCTCGGCGTAGTCGGCGGCATCCCCGAATTTATCGTCCCGCATCCGCAGGTTTTACGGAGCGGCGGGCAAATTGTCAAGTGCGGCGGCTCGCCTCTTGCGCCTCGCCTCCCCGGACTTAATCCCGGCAAGGCGGTAATGCTCCGCGCTGCGCTTCTTGGCCGCGCCCGTTCCTGCCTTGCCGCCCTTTTTGCCGAGGGCGGCGGCGGCTTGACTAATGGCTTTACTCATACGGCGGCGGGGCTTGCGGTTACGATATACTCGTCGGCATCGAACTCGGCAAAC